GGTCATCCGAAGGCTCGATGTTTGGCTAGGTACAAGTACCAGTATTTGTAAAGGGTTTGGCGGACACAGCTAGCCCTTTCTTTTAAGTGTTTTAGTCTTATTTTACTTAAGTTAAAAGCCGCTAAAGCGGAATGCTGATTAGTAAGAGCGAGGCAGCGACAGTTTTAGGAGTTAGCCCAGCTGCTATCACCCACGCGATAAAGAAGGGCCGAATCGTTCCGGTTCAGCGTGATGGCAAGGAATGGATTGACGGGGAGACGTTGAGAGAACAGTGGGGCAATGCGCGGAGCCGGATGCGCAATGTCAACTCACGGGTTCCTAAGCCTGGGGGTGTTGTGGATGTAGGAAAAGTCTCTAGAGCTGCTGAAGATCTGCCGGATTACAACGAAAGCCGCGCACGGACTGAGTGGCTGAAGGCTGAGCTGATGGAGTTGGAGCGCGCAGAGAAGGAAGGCGAGCTTGTGCGTGCTGATGAGGTGTCAAAAACTTGGGGTGACTTAGTTGCGATAACGCGGACCAAGATGATGGCGGTTCCGTCGAAAGCTAAACAGCGCATACCGGAGATCCCTGCGGATGCGTTCGTGGCGCTTGAAGAGATTGTGCGCGAGGCCCTGGAGGACTTGGCTAATGGCTGACATTGCTGAGCTGATGCGTGGAGCTTTAGAGGCGTTCCGTCCGCCGGAGAAGCTGACGCTGAGCGAGTGGGCTGATCGTTATGCGTTCTTGTCTGCTGAATCGAGTGCGGAAGCTGGCCGGTGGCACACGCTGCCGTATCAGAAGGGAATGATGGACGCGGTGACTGACCCGGCTGTGGAGCAGATCACGGTGATGAAGTCAGCGCGTGTTGGTTACACCAAGATGATCAACCACGCGATTGGTTATCACGTCCATCAGGACGCTTGTCCGATCATGGTTGTGCAGCCGACTGTTGAGGACGCGCAGGGCTACTCGAAGGAAGAGATTGCCCCGATGTTGCGGGACACGCCTTGTCTGACTGGCTTGGTGAGTGAGTCGAAAGCAAAGGACGGAAGCAACACAATTCTGCAGAAGAATTTTCCCGGCGGCACGTTGTCGCTCGTGGGGGCTAACTCGCCGCGTGGATTTAGGCGTGTGAGCAGAAGGGTTGTGTTGTTTGATGAGGTTGACGGTTATCCAGCATCAGCAGGATCTGAGGGTGATCAGATCAAGCTGGGCATCAAGCGGACTGAGTATTACTGGAACCGCAAAATCATTGCCGGCAGCACGCCGACGGTGAAGGACTTCAGCCGCATTGAGCGGATGTACGAGGAGTCAGATCAGCGCAAGTATTTCGTGCCTTGTCCAGAGTGCGGCGAGATGCAGGTGCTGGAGTGGGAGAACATCAAGTGGATCAACAACGATCCTGAGACCGCTGCCTATGCGTGCAAGGGTTGCGGCGTTCTGATCCCGCACAGCAAGAAACGGTGGATGGTTGAGCGTGGTGAGTGGCGGGCTACAGCGCCGGGTAACGGTAAGCACGCAGGGTTCCACATCTGGGCGGCGTACAGCTACAGCCCCAACGCGAGATGGGCTGATCTTGTCGCTGAGTTTTTAGAGGCCAAGTCAAACCCTGAGGCGTTGCGGGTGTGGATCAACACCACGCTGGGACAAACGTGGTCTGACGATTACAGCAGCGCGATGAGTGCTGAGGCGCTGGTTGAGCGGTGCGAGGACTATGAGGAGGGTGTTCTGCCTGCTGGTGTCTTAACCGTCACGATCGGCGTTGACGTGCAGGGTGGTGGCGGAACGCTTGGGGAAAGATTGGCAATCAGCGTTTGGGGCTGGGGCCGTAAGGAAGAGGGTTGGCTGATTCAGTACATCGAGATCGCAGGAGACCCGACACGTTCTGAGGTGTGGAAACGGCTAGACGAGTTCGTGACGCGCAAGTGGCCGCATGAGCTGGGTGGCAGCTTGAAGGCTGACTTCATCGCAGTTGACAGCGGTGGTTTTGCAACGAGCGAGGTTTATCAATACGCGCGAGAGCGCAGGGCAAATGGCGTTATTGCCATCAAGGGTCAGAGCCAGCGAGACAAGCAGCCAATTGGCAAGGCCACAAAGGTTGACATCAACTCACGAGGCAAGACGATCAAAAAGGGTGCGACGTTGTTCCCTGTTGGCGTTCATGCCATCAAGAACACGATGGCGGGCCGGTTGAAGTACACCGAGCTAGGCGAAGGTTATTTGCACTTTCACGCCACAACAGGCGAGGAGTATTTCAAGATGCTCACGGCTGAGAAGCAAGCGATCAAATTTAGAAACGGATTCCCTGAGCGGATATGGGTCAAAAAGGGCGGAGCAAGGAACGAAAGCTGGGACACGTTGATTTATGCCTATGCCTGTTTGCAGCTGCTGTATCGCAAATTTGACCGCAGGACAATTTGGGATCAGTTGGAAAAGCGTTTGGAGCAGCCGCTAAGATCGAAGGAAGCACCGCGTAAAGCGGTTGCGGCGCCGTCGTTCGTGAACAACTGGTGATTAAACATCCGGCTGAAATCAGGATCGGCGACACCGTAATTTTTGATGTGCCGTCTTTTGCCAACAGCATTGGCACAACGATTGACAACAGCTACACGCTGACTTGGTACGGGCGAACAAATACAGCCAGCAAAGGTGCAGCAGTAACTGGAACCAATCAGGGTGACGGCTGGCGAATCACAATCCCGTCATCAACGACTACTGACTGGGTCGCTGGCACTTGGTATTTTCAGCTGGTTGCCGTTAGCGGCTCAACGCAGTATTTAGCGGGTGAGGGTCAGTTCAAGTCCATCGCCAGCCTTGCCTACACGGGCGACCCTGGTGCGTTTGATGGCCGTAGCCGTGCGCAAGTTGATCTTGATCAGGTCCAGGCTGCAATCCGCACCATTCTTGATGGCGGTGCCGTCAAGAGTTATTCAATCGCAGGGCGCAATCTGCAGAAATATGAATTGGCAGATTTGTTGGCCTTGGAAACTAAACTGAAGGCCGAGGTTAAGCGTGAGCAGACAGCTGATCTGATTCGCAATGGCCAGGGCAATCCCCACAACTTGTTCGTGAGATTCTGATGGGCGTTCGATCTGCATTCCGCGAACTGTTTAGGCGTGAGCGGCCTCAGCGCCGCCGTAGTTATGCAGGCGCAAGGGTTAGCCGGCTGACTGCTGACTGGGTGACGAGTGGCACCAGTGCAGACAGCGAGATCAAGTCCAGCTACAAGATGCTGCGCAACCGCGCGCGGCAGCTTTGCAGGGACAACGACTATGCAAAACAGGCTCTGAGGTCAATCACCAACAATGTGATCGGCCATGGCATCTATCACCAGTCACAGGTGCGGATGCAACGTGGCGGGCGGATGGACGAGGCAACCAATGCCCGCATTCATCAAGCTTGGCAACGCTGGAGCCATAAGACCCGCTGCGATGTGAGCGGTCTGCTCAGCTTCTATGACATGGAGCGGCTGCTGTGTCGCAGCTTGGCTGAGTCTGGTGAGGTGTTTATCAGGATTATCCGCCGACCTTTTGGCGACAGCGGGATTCCGTTCGCGCTGCAGGTTCTGGAGTCGGATTATCTGATTGATGATGATGTCCAGGCTGCAAAGGACGGCAAGACCGTCCGCATGGGCATTGAGCGGGATGAGTACCTGCGCCCGATTGCCTACAACTTCTATGCCAACCATCCCGGCGATGTTTACGCCGGCAATGTGCGTACTGCGCGCCGCATTCGCGTAAATGCAGAGGATGTCATCCATCTGTTTATCCCTGAGCGCCCAAGTCAGACGCGCGGTGTCACTTGGTTCGCCTCAGCGTTGCAACGTCTGCACATGCTGGATGGCTATGAGAACGCTGAGCTGGTGCGTGCTCGCGCTAGCAGTGCATTGATGGGATTTATCACCAGCCCTGAGGGTGAACTGGTCGGTGATGACGTTGTTGATGGTGAGCGCGTTACAGACTTTCAGCCTGGCGTCTTCAAATACCTGGACCCCGGCCAGAGCGTAGAAGTGCCGCAGCTGGACGCGCCTGATGGCCAGCTTGAAGCATTTACGCGTTCAATGTTGCGTGCTGCAGCCGCTGGCATCGGGGTGAGCTTTGAAAGCATCAGCAAGAACTACAGCCAATCGAACTACAGCAGCAGCCGCCTGAGCCTGCTTGAGGAGCGGGACACATACAAGTGTCTGCAGCGTTATTTCATCGAAAACTTCCACCAAATCGTGTTTGAGAAGTGGATGGACATGGCGGTGCTGAGCGGAACGCTGAGCCTGCCGGGTTACGAAACAGATCCTGATCGTTATCGCGCAAGCAAGTGGGTGCCGCGCAGCTGGGAATGGGTTGATCCGCAGAAAGAGGTTGCGGCTTACAAGTCAGCAGTGCGCAGCGGCTTCAAGACTCTTGGTCAAGTCATCAGCGAGCAAGGCGGTGACATTGAAGAGGTTCTGACGATGCGCCAGGCCGAGTTGGCGATGCTGGACGAGAAGAACATCATCACGGACACCGATCCGAGCGAGGTCAACGGTGGCGGTGGTGTTCAGCCTGGCTTAGGAATGGGTGCAGTCCCGGCATTCGATGACACTGAGCCGCCGGTATCTGATGAGGAGGAGGTGCAGGAAGATGGCGACGATTGAAGGCGTTGAGATTGACCTGACGCCTACGTCAGGCATGAAGGAAGAGGCGCAGCGTTATCGCGACTGGAAAGCTGACGGCGAAGCGGGCGGCACTGAAGTTGCAGCACGCAGAGCCGCGCAGATTCTTAGCGGTAACGAACTAAGCGCAGACACAGTTCTGCAGATGAACTCGTTTTTCGCACGCCACAAAGTAGACAAACAAGCCGAGGGTTTTTCTCCTGGAGAGGATGGCTATCCGTCACCCGGCAGAGTTGCATGGGCAGCCTGGGGTGGAGACGCTGGAATGAGGTGGAGTAGCGGCAAAGCAGATAGAATCAAAGAAATTCGTGATAGAAGCATGGACACGGATAGGGCCGAGCCTGGTGATTTGCGGGTTGGCGATTTTGTGCGTTGGAGTGCAAGTGGAGGCACGGCACAAGGCAAGATCGACCGCATTGAACGCGATGGTTCGATCAACGTCCCTGACTCAGAGTTCACCATTAACGGTGATGAGGACGATCCCGCAGCCCTGATCACTGTTTATCGCGAAGGTGATGACGGCTGGGAAGAAACAGATGTGCAGGTTGGCCATCGCTTCTCAACGCTGACCAAGATTGCGGCGTTGCGTTGGCTTGAGGGCAAAACCTACAAACGCAGTGAAAACACTGCATTTGATGAGGTCGAAGAACGCATTTATGACTTTCCGTTTTCTTCTGAGCAGCCTGTGGCTCGGTATTACGGAAATGAAATTCTCAGCCACGAAAAAGGCGCTGCTGATCTCAGTCGCCTGAATGACGGCGCTCCGCTGTTGTTCAACCACAACCCTGATCGCGTGATTGGAGTTGTGGAGCGCGCGTATATCGACGACGAAAAACGTCGCGGCTATGCGCGTGTGCGGTTCAGCCGCAACGAGTTCGCGCAGGAAGTCTTGCGCGACGTAAGGGACGGAATCATCCGAAACGTCAGCTTTGGCTACGCCATCGAAAAGATGGAGGAGAGGAGTGGCGGCGATTTTGTCGCTACCTCTTGGACCCCTACGGAGGTCTCGGCCGTTGCAATTCCCGCTGATGCCAGCGTGGGATTTGGTCGCTCCTTATCGGACTCCGAACCCGAAACCGCTGCCTCGGCAGCAATAACCACACCACCTGTTCCTGAAATGGAAAACACCACCCCTGACATGGAAGTGGTGCGGGCCGAGGCCGTTGAGGCTGAGCGTTCCCGCATTGCTGAAGTGACCAGCCTGTGCAACAAGCACGGCATGGAAGATCTGGGCCGTCAGCTCGTCGAGTCTGGCCGTTCGATCAATGAAGCACGCGCTGCTGTGCTTGAAAAACTCAACGTCAAAGAGGAGCCCGTCAACATGAAGGCCGCTGAAATTGGCCTCACCGAGAAGGAAAGCCGCAGCTTCTCCTTCCTGCGTGCCATCAACTACCTGGCCAATCCGACCGATCGCGCCGCCCGTGAGGCTGCTGCGTTCGAGATCGAAGCATCTGAAGCAGCTGCTGACAAGCTCGGCCGCGCTTCCCGTGGCATCACCATCCCCGTGGATGTGATGCGTCGCGACCTGAACGTCGGCACCGCTTCCGCTGGTGGCAACTTGGTCGAGACTGAGCTGGATTCCGCCAACTTCATTGACCTGCTGCGGAACGCTTCCGCTCTGGATCAAGCTGGCGCAACCGTGCTGACTGGCCTTTCTGGCAACGTCAACATCCCGAGGCAGAGTGGAGCTGCGACCGCGTACTGGGTTGCTGAGTCCGGTTCACCTACCGAGTCCCAGCAGACCATCGATCAGGTCGCTCTGACTCCTAAGACCTGCGGTGCTTTCACCGACTTCAGCCGCAAGCTGATGATCCAGTCCTCCATTGACGTGGAGAACATGGTGCGCACTGACCTCGCTCGTGTGCTGGCTCTTGAGATCGACCGCGTCGGTCTGTATGGCTCCGGCTCATCCAACCAGCCCCTGGGCCTGAAGGACACCACTGGCGTTCTGACCGAGGATTTCGCTGCTAACACCCCGACCTTCGCTGAGGTTGTGGCTCTGGAGAGCGACGTGTCTGGCGCTAACGCTCTGCTGGGTTCTCCCGTCTATGTGATGAACGCAGCAATGGCTGGCAGCCTTAAGACTGCCACCAAGGATTCTGGCTCCGGTCAGTTCATCCTTCAAGGCGGTGAGGTCAACGGCTATCGCGCTGTGATCTCTAACCAAGTTGCAAGCAACGACCTGTGGTTCGGTAACTTCTCCGACCTGATCATTGCTTACTTCTCTGGTCTGGATCTGATGGTTGATCCCTTCACTGGCAGCACCTCCGGCACCGTCCGCGTGGTTGCTCTGCAGGATGTGGACATCGCAGCCCGCCACGGCGCGAGCTTCTCACGCGGTAACAACACCCTCTGATCATGAAGATCGAGATCCGTAAACAGGTAACTCTTGCGGGTCAAATCGTCCGTATTGGGGAAGTCGTCGAGGCTTCCCTTACGGATGCAGCGATCCTGCTAGGTCAAGCTGCAGCTGTTCCTTATGTGGAGCCCGTGCAGCCTGAGGAAACGCCAACGCCTAAGGCAGAGGCAAAACCGAAAACCACTTCACGCCGGAGGGCTAAACAATCATGACCGTCCAAAATCTCGGCACTAAAACCACGCTCTTGTCGCTCTCGGCAAGTGATGTGGTTACTGCAAGTGCCAACCGCACTGGCGTCGATCTCGTCGATTACGAGGGCGACATCATTGCCGTTCTAGATGCTGAAGCCGGTGGCTCTGGCATCACATACGCCGTGAAAATCCAAGACTCTGCAGACAACAGCACATTTGCTGATGTTTCTGGTCTGGCCTTCACCACCACGACTGCTAACACTGCACTGACGGAGACCCTTCGCATCAACAGCGATGAGGTCAGGCGTTACATCCGTGCCGTCATCACCGTTGCTGGTGGTAGTGGCGCTGGCGCTGTGAGCGTCGTTGCTCTCGGTTCTAAGAAGTACGGCTGATCATGGCTATCGCCGAGGATCTTGATGTTTACTTGGCCGACTTTGGCGTCAGCTGTACGGCTGGCGCCACAACGGCCAAAGGAATCCTTGACATGCCCGGCGAGGTAGTGGCTGGGGGAATGATCCTTACAACGGATTATTCCCTTACCACCCGTTATTCGACGTTTGGCACCTTGGCCGCAGGGGATGCGATCACTGTTGATGGTGACGCTTATACCGTGCGGGAAAACCGCCGTATAGGTGACGGCAAGTTCGTTGAGATCGCATTGCAGAAAACCTGATGGCCATTCAAAAGGTTGACAGTCGAGCAGGGTGGGCAGCGAGGAATCCTGTTCTGCTGTCAGGTGAGATCGGCCTTGAGCGAGAGACTGGCAATCAGAAAATCGGCAATGGCCTTCAAGATTGGAACAGTCTCCAGTACTTCGGGAGCCCTGGATATTGGGCTGAGTTTTCAAGCGACGTAGACCAGACGACAACTGCGGACACGCCTACAGAGGTCACATTCAACAAAGCGAACGAACACAACCATGGCGTGAAGGTTATTTCTGACAGCAGGCTTACGGTTGAATACCCAGGCGTTTACGTTTTTGAAATCAATTTCCAGCTCTCAAATAACGACACACATATTCATGACGCGCATTTTTGGTTGAGAAAAAACAACGCAGGCGCTTCGGGTAACCTGCCTTTAACGACAAATACAGCCAGTGTTATTGAAAAGCACGGTGGCGTGCCAGGCGCTAACAATTTGCTGCTTGACCATACGCTCAAGCTTGCCGCTAACGACTACATCCAAATTATGTGGTCTCCCTCAGACGCGAACATTTCGTTGAAGGCAGGCGCTGGAATTTCTAGCCCCTACGCTCGACCAACACGGCCTAGCGTTGTGTGCAACGTGTTTCAGGTTGCGAGTGCTTAATCATGACGACACTACGCGAGAACATCCTGGATGACATCGTCAGCAGCCTGACGGGCACAACCAACGTCGGAACGCGCATCTATAGAAGCCGTGTGGTGCCGTTGCAGCGTGGCGAGAGCCCTGCATTAGTTGTTGAAGCAATCAGCGATACGCCTGAACAGAACACCAGCCTGCCAACGCTGGACTGGTCGCTCACAGTGCGTGTTTCCGTGATCGTGCGAGGTGACAAGCCTGATGAAGTTGCGGATCCGATTGTTGAGAGTCTGCACAGCAAAATTATGGCAGACCTGACGCTCGGCGGTTACGCAATCGACGTGCAGCCAGGAACGACAACATTTGAGATGGTTGACGCTGACCAGCCAGCTGGTGTGATTGGTGTTGAATATCTAGTGCGTTACCGCACCCGGCTCGCTGACCTGACTCAAGGCCCGTGACTATTATGGGTTCTGATAGTCAACTTCCTGTCTCCAACTGAGGTTTTGACCAATGGCACTTAGAACAAGTCAACGCCTCCTGTTGGCGAAAGAGGAGTCAACTTACGGCACTGATCCGACACCAACAGGTGCTGCAAACGCGGTGCTTGTTCGCAGCCTTGAGATCAGCCCTTTTCAGTCTGACGCTGTTGAGCGTGAGCTGATTCGCGGTTATATGGGCAACTATGAAGTGCTTCACGCCAACCAGCGTGTTGAAGTGACTTTTGAAGTTGAGATGGTTGGCTCTGGAACAGCCGGCACCGCTCCTGCTTTTGGTCCGCTCCTTAAGGCTTGCGGCAACAGCGAAACAATCGTTGCCAGCACCTCTGTCACCTATGCACCGGTGAGCAGCAGCTTTGACTCTGTCACCATCTACTTCTTCCAAGATGGCGTCCGCCAGAAAGTGACTGGCGCTCGCGGCTCATTTTCAATCAACGCTGAGCTTGGCGCGATCCCGACCATCAGCTTCACGATGGTTGGCATTTATAACGAGCCCACCGACGTTGCAAACGCAACGCCGACGTATCAGAACCAAGCCAAGCCGGTGCTGTTTAAGAACGGCAACACCACTAGCCAGCAGCTGTTTAGCTATGCCGGTGCCGTGCAGTCGTTCAGCTTCGATCAGAACAATCAGAGCGTCTACCGCGAGCTGGTTGGTGGCAGCAAGGAAGTGCTGATCACGGATCGTCGCCCTGGCGGAAGCATTGTTCTTGAGGCTGTCACGATGGCAACTAAGAACTACTTCACTGCCATCACTGGCTCTGCTACTGGCAACAACACGTTCCAGCATGGTCAAACTGCTGGCAACATCTTTACCTTCAGCGCACCTCAGACTGATTTGTCTGCTGTTAGCTACTCAGATTCTGATGGCGTTCAGATGCTGAACTTTGACTACACAGCAACCCCGACAACATCGGGCAACGATGAGTACAGCCTGGCACTTACATAGTGCGCTAGTTTTGGGGTGAATTATTCCTTTCATGGGATTCGTCCTCAAAAAGTCCAACACCTACAAGTGGCCCGTTTCTGTGGATGTCCCTGTTGATGGGGGCAAACA